ATGTTTGAAAGATCTAGATAAGAAATACTTAGGTATCTCAGCTTTAGCTCCAGGATCTTACAACGAAACTTTCGCATTAGCAACTCAGTATTCTGAATTGTTAGTTAACCAATTCCAAAAAGCAAACGACCAATTCTTGTGGTTACAAGTATCTGGTTCATCTTCTACTTACGGTGGAACATGTGCTACTAACGGATTAAAAGTAATTATCTCAGGTTCAACTTCAGGTGTTGTTGTTCCAGCTTCAGTTACTGGTTCAGCTCCAACTTCAGCAACTATCCTTACTCAAATGGATACAATGATTGCTAACTCACCTAGTGATGTAGCAGATAGAGAAGATTTAACTTTCTTCATGTCAGTTACTAACTTCCGTAACTACGTAGCTGGTTTAAGAGCTGCAAATAACTTCTGGTTCGATCCAATGTCTATCACTAACAGAGGCGGTATTTTAGAAATGATGTACCCATTCCAATCAAACATTAAAGTTGTTGGTACTGTAGGTTTACAAGGTACAAACCGTATCGTATTAGGCCCTGCTAAGCAAATTGTTGTAGGTACAGATTTATTATCTGACTTTACAGAATTCCAATTGTGGTATGATATCAATACTGATACATTACGTCACAGAATTTCAACTAAATTAGGTGTTAACATTGCATATCCTGAGTTCTGGGTATCTAATGATCAAGCATAATTAATTTATTTATTCACAATTTAAACTAGAAAATATATGGCTTGCGATATAACATCAGGATTCCAATTAGGCTGCCGCGATAACACCGGTGGTTTAAAAAGCATATATATTCTTTCTGGTTCTATTACTAGCGTTTCAGGAAGCCAGGGATTGATTACAGCAATCTCTGGTTCCGGCGTATTTTACGAATTCCAATTATTTAGACAAACATCTAACTATACTGAGGAATTAGTAGCAACTCCAGAGAACGGCACAATTGTATATAACCAAACTGCAACATGTGTATTCTTTAAAATGCAAACAGCAACTAGAAACCAAGTTAGAGTATTAGCTCAAAACCCAAATTTACAAATCGTTATCGAAACACAAAACGGTAGCGAAAATGGAGCCGCTCGTTGGTTCTTAATGGGACAAATCAACGGTTCACAATTATTAAGTGGTACTGCTCAAACTGGTACAGCGTTTAGTGACTTGAATGGATACAATTTAGTATTCACAGGTAACGAACCTAATCCAGCAAGTGAAGTAAGTGGCTCAGCTACATCATTCACAGGTTCATTAAGCGGTATTACTATCGTATCTTACTAATTAACGACAACCACTCAAATTAGGTTACAACGGGGGTTATGCGAAAGCATAATCCCCTGCGTAATCGAAATAATCAAATAATACATGCTTCAATTTGATACCTCGCTTACTACTAATTCAAATGCTGTCATTCCAGAAATACCAGCTACAGTAGGAACAAATACCTTATTACTTGATTTTGTCCAGGCTTATGATAAGTCGGAAACTAAAGGTGTAGTAGCTACATTACTTAATACTGTTGGTCCAACTACTCCTTGGTTAATATTTTCAACTTCAGGAAGCGAAGCACCAGCACCAACTGGTTTATATAACGTTTCAATATACGAATATGTACCTAGTGGTAGTAATTATATTTGGCATACAGCTAATGTACTTTGGACTAACGCTAATTTTACTTGGACTAATAGTAGTGGTGCAGGTTATGGTAATTTATTATTAACTGAAAGAGCATTTGTATCTGGAAGCAATGGATATAATATTACCCAATATTTATCACCAACGAACGGCGGTACTTATACTACCTATAATCATCCTTAATAATGGCTAAAAATAATAATTACACATTTAAAACTATTCCACGTAATAATAAGACTAATGAACGCATTAGCTTAATTGAACGTAAGGATAAGTTTTTTATTAGTTTCGGATCTGACAATGGTTTCCCTAACAGATTGATTGATTTGATGAACTATTCATCAATTCATGGTACATGCGTAAATGCAACTGTTGAAGCAATTGTTGGTAACGGTTTAACTTCAGATAGACCTGATACATTAGATTTTGCTAACTACGATAATGAGTCATGGAATGACATATTTAAAAAAGTAGCTAAAGATTTAAAATTATTTGGTGGATTTGCTTTAGAAATTATCTGGAGTAAAGACAGAACGAAAATCGCTGAAGTCTATCATATAGATTTCTCTTATTTAAGAGCAAAAGAAAAAAACTTAAGAGGTAAAATACCTGGATTTTTTATCTGGGATGAATGGAATGGTATTAATAGTTTTGTTAATCAATCATTAGAAGATATTCCTTATTTACCTGCATACAATCCAAACACAAAATTAGAAGAGCCATCTCAAGTTTATGTTTATCACGCTTACAGACCAGGAATGAGATATTATCCATTACCTGATTATGTTGGTGCGTTAAAAGTGATTGAATTAGATGCTCAAGTAGATAATTTTCACTTAAATAATATTACTAATGGTGTAGTACCATCAGTAGCTATTACTACGTTTACAAACGCAAACGAAGAAGAAAGAGAAGCAATTGAAATTATGCTTCGTAATCAATACGGTGGAACTGAAAATGCAGGATCGTTAATTTATATGGACGTTGACAGCCCAGAAAACGCACCAGTAATTACTCCTATAGCATCAAACGGTACTGATGAGTATTATACAACTATAAACGATTTAGTAACACAAAAAATATTAACAGCTCATAGAATTACTTCGCCAATGATGTTAGGTATTAAAACCGAAGGTCAATTAGGTGGTAGAGATGAGACAATGGACGCTTATTTATTATTCACTAATACTGTAATTAGACCATTTCAACAAGCAATTTTAGATTGTTTTGATGAAATATTTAAAGTTAATTATGGTCCTGATTATATTTTAGGCGTTGAACAATTAAAATTATACAGTGACGGTAAAGAAGAAGTAGATGTAGTAACAGGTACTGAATCAGAAGTTGGAGAAGATAATATATTAGAAGCAGAAATTGAAAGAGCTGATATAGTAAACGATCCTAACATAAACGAAGCTGGACAAGGACAACCAATTAATTAATTTAAAAATATAACATAACATGGCAATCACAATAATTTCTGGATCAATTCCAGCAAACATAGGAACCCTAGCTACTTCGGCTTCAGTTAGTCTTAACGTAGCGTATGTATCTTCAAGTTACTCTGCATCTAACGCGGGTACCTTCGGTGTTAACGGAATTAATATTACGTTCGTAACATCATCAACAGTATTAGCTAATACAGCAGATACAATTTACATCAATGGTATTCCTAAATCAACATCAGCAGCTAATTTTGCAGCTACAGCATCATCAGTATTTAATACTAGTGCTTCAGCAGCTAATAGTGCTACTGCTTATTCTCAATTACAAGGTGTTACTAGCACAGTATCAGCTTCAGTTATTACATTTGCTGCAGGTACAGTAGGTACTTATGTATACGCTAATAGTATCAATAACATTGATTATGTAACATCAGCTAGTGTAAATAGTTATTTTACAGGTGCTACTAATGTTGGAGCAGGTGGAAGTGCAACTATTACAGGTTCATTTACATCAGTATATGCTGAAGTAGATAGTGATATTACAGTATCAGGATCAGGAATTGGCGAAGCAACATTTTTATTAGGTAGAGGAAACACATATGTTCCTTCATCATCAATAGCATCAATCATAGTTAACAATCCATTTGGTTACGTTGTAGCACAATAATTTAAATAAACATGACTACAGTATTCATAATATCAGAAGAAAATTTAAGACAATTTACAGACATTAACAACAATGTTGATTCTGAATTGCTTAAAAATGCAGTACGTGAATCTCAAGATATTGAGATACAACGTATATTAGGTACTATATTATATGAATATATTTTAGCTAGAATTCAAACAGGTACTTTAACAGGTAATTATGAATATCTAGTATTAAATTTTGTTCAAAATGCTTTATTATATGCTGCTTATTATTACGCTTTAGAAGACATTTATTTACGTCCTCGTAATAATGGCTTATTAATGCCTACAGGAGGTGAAAACAGTGAGAAAGCAGATGGTACTTGGTATAATAGAAAACGCCAATCAGTACAAAATAAAAAACAATTCTACGAAGAACGCTTAACTAATTATTTAATTCAGAATCAAGGATTATTTCCTCAATTAAGTCAAAACGTTGAATTACAACAAATGTATCCTGATTTTGGAATACAGTATAAGTCACCTATCGTTATGAAAAGAAACGGTAGAGGATATCACGCAGGTCAAGCTAGAGAATGTGGATTACCAATTTATGATTCACGTTACCCTCAGTTTCCACAATATCCAAATGGCTATACAAGAAATAACGTATCTAATTTTTAATATATAATGGGAAGAGATTTAACTAATCTATTTATTAGTGAATCGTTTCAGTACTTAATTCAACAAAGTGGAAGCGAGTTTCAAAACGGTTTAGGAACCAAAGTAACTGGTACTATTGATATTACTAGTCAATATGCTAATATAGCATTAGCTGCAAATACTGCTGCTGTTGCTATTAGTTCATCATATGCTACTACTGCATCTTATGCTTTAAATGCAGCTGCTGCTGTTGATACTGGTTCTTTCGTTATAACTGCATCTGCTTTAGGTGATACAACAACGTATACTAAAGGTGATGGTAGTACGTTTAACACGGTTATAAGCAGTGTATCGCAAAGTATAAGCGCATCATACGCACTAACAGCTTCATTTGCTCAAACACCTACTGTAACTGGTAGTTCAGGATTGTCAGGTGAATCAGGATTAAGTGGATTATCTGGTTTATCAGGTTTAAATGGAGTTTCTGGATCAAATGGATCAAGCGGATTATCAGGTATATCAGGCTTATCAGGTCTTAGTGGCTTATCAGGTCTTAGTGGCTTATCAGGTCTTAGTGGCTTATCAGGTTTAAGTGGTTCAGCAGGTATATCATCAGGTCAAACATATTACTTTAATGAAAGTCAAAACTCAGATGTTTCAGGATATAAAGTATTAGCTATTACTCCATCAACTGCTTCTCAACAAACAGTAACAACAAATTTAACAGGAAATCAACAAAATGTTCTTGTTTCAGATTATATAACACCACAATTAGGATTTGCAGTAATACCAGGTGGTACACAAAGATTCCATTTACATTATTTAAAACCAGCAAGTAATGATAATATAGATGCTTATGTTGAAATACAATTAGCAGATTCATCAGGAACTCCTATAGGTCCAACAATAACATCTAATATTGCTTTAATTGGTTGGGTTAGTGCAGTAATACCAGTTGAGGTTAATGTTGATATAGTATTACCAACAACTACAATTGATCCAACTAATAGAATGATTGTTAGATTATATCTTAATAGCAATGAATCTAGTTCAAAATCAGTAGTTTATTATACTGAAGGTAATTCATATTATTCATTTGTAGTAACATCAGTAGGTGTTGTAGGTAATTCAGGTTTATCAGGATTGTCAGGTGAATCAGGTTTATCTGGTTTATCAGGTCTGTCGGGTCTTTCAGGTTTGTCAGGATTACAAGGTATATCAGGTTTAAGTGGTTTAATACCATCTACAGGATCTTTTTTAGTAACAGCATCAGTATCATTAAATACAATTACATTTACTAAAGGTGATAACTCAACATTTCCTATTACAGTTAATACTGGATCAGGTGGAGGTGGAGGATCAACTCCTATTAGAGTAACAAATTTAACATTAGCTTCAGGCTCATGGACATATAGTGGCAGTTACTATCAGTATGTATATTCAAATGCCAACATTAATGTATCAACATCAATAGATTATACACCATACAATACTAGTAGTTATGATGTATTAATAGCTAGAATACAACCATATATTGAACCATCAGCTAGTGCTTGTAT